TGACAACACGCAGCGCATCTTCCAAGCGAGTCTCATTGCTAACGGTGCGTTCGTGGGCGCGAAGCTGATTCGCACTCGCCTGCTGGGCAAGTACATGGACGCAGTTAACTTCAAGGCCGGCAATGCCTTCGCTGATCCCACGAAGGTTATCGCGCAAGAGACCTGGTATGTAGACCAACTGAAGTCGATCAACGACAAGACGATTCAATGGGAACTCTGCTGGACTATCGATCGTCCAGGCGTGCAGCTTCCACGTCGCGTGATGTTGAAGGCTCAGTTCCCCGGCCTGGGCATGAACTCGTGAAGAACTACCACGACTTTGTGCAGCACGTACTCGCCTGCTATCCATTTGAGGCCGTGGGCTTCGTTGTGGACGGCACGTTTGTCCCCTGCTGCAACACGTCGTGGGAGCCCCTAGATGCCTTTGAATTGCGCCCCGGCGACGTAACTCAGTACCTGGAAGCCTGCGACTACTTGGTGCACAGCCATACGGTCAAGGCTTGCATTTGGCCGCGTCACCAGGGCTTTGAGGTTGACCCCCGCACGCCCAGCAAAGCGGACATGGAAGGCCAGTTGGCAATGGACAAGCCCTGGATGATCGTCTGTTGTGACGGCATCAGCGTCAGCGAGCCCGTGATGTGGGGCGACCCGCACAACCGCCCTCCACTGCTGGAACGCGAGTTCGTGTTCAACGTGCAGGACTGTTTGAGCCTAACTGCGGACTACCTGTTCCAGACATACGGCATCCAGTTGCCCGAGTGCCCACGCGATTGGAACTGGGCGCAGAACGGTGAACGGCACATCGACAACTTGTGGCAGCAATGGGGCTTTGAGGAAGTGCCACTCAACGAAGCACGCAACGGAGACTTGATTCTGTTCCGTCGCGGCACCGAATACACGAATCACATGGGCATGTACCTAGGCGGCGACCAAATGCTGCATCACATGCTCGGCGGCCTGTCCTGCTACGAAAGCGTAGCTCGCTGGCGAAAGTACATCCACAAGATTGTGAGGCATCGAGACATCAAATGATTACTGCGATTTTCCACGGCACTCTTGCCAAGAAGTTCGGCAAGACCCATAAGTTTAACGCCTCAACGGTTTACCTGCTCACGCAAGGCATTGCAACGCAGTTGGGCGACAAGTTCCGTCAGACTATCAAGAACGGTGAATGGACTGTCATCGCCGGCACTCCGCTCAAGGACAAGAGCAACAGCCTTGAAGACTACGAGGTGCACCAGAAGCTGGCCCCCGACGTCACGGAAGTGCACTACTACCCCGCTGTCTCGGGCAAGAGCGCACTTGCGCGCGTCATCCTGGGCATTGTGCTGATTGTCGTTGGTATCTTCACCTACAACCCGTACCTGATCGGTATGGGTGCAGCAATGACCATCGGCGGTATCGCGGGCATGCTGACCAAGAAGCCCAAGGTGTCGAGTAACAGCAGCGACTCAAAGACCAATTACAACTTCAATGGCGGTACGAACACGAACGCGCAAGGCGTTCCCGTGCCCCTTGTGTATGGCCGCGTGCAACGCGCGGGCTCAGTAGTTGTCAGCTACGGCACGAGCATCGAAGTAGTTCCACCTGCTGATTCATCTGGCAATCCGACCACTACTGGCGTGCAGCCCTAAAGGGGCCAAATAAATACGGGCTACCGGAGTCACTTGGCTCCAAGGAGCCCGAATGACAACAACAGCCACCCTCCAAGACCTAGAGACAGCGCGGCTTATCCACGTAATCTCCGAGGGCGAATGCGAGGGCCTAGTTAACCCCACGAGTCCCGGCCAGTCCATCTTCTTTGATGGCACTGCGCTGACAAACGCCAGTGGTACGCAGAACTACGCCAACGTCACAGTCGTTCAGCGCACAGGCACGCAGGGTCAGGCGTACCTCCCCGGCTTTAACGCGGTAGAAAACGTCATCGCGGTTAACACCGAAGTTAAGTACGCGAGCCCAATCACACATACGACAACCGCAGCAAACATCGATGCTTGCGCGGTCACTGTCCAACTGCCAAACGGCTTGCAGAAGGTGGACGACAGCGGCAACTCAGTTGCCGAGGCCGTGTCCTTCAGCTTCTACACGAAGCTAACTTCGTCAGGCACCTGGGTTCTTGCACTGAGCGAGACCATCAACGGCGTAGCTGAGACGGGCTACGAAGCGCAATACCGCCTCACACGTCCAGCCGGTACAGGTACGTGGGACATCAAGATGACCCGCGACACGGTGGACACGACGACACCCAACACGGTCGCAGACAAGACTGTCTTTTACTCGATCAACGAGATTCAGGAAGTCCAGCTTGGCTATGACAACTGCGCATTGGTCGCATTGACCTACGACGCGAAGACAGCAGGCAATGTCAACGCTACGACGTTCGACTTCAAGGGCATCAAGGTTGCGGTGCCCAGCAACTACAACCCAACGACCCGCGTTTACTCGGGCATCTGGGACGGCACGCTGTCAGCGACCAAAACATGGACGTTCGACAAGACGAACAACATGTGGAACGAGTCCAAGACAGGCACGACCTATTGGACTGACAACCCCGTTTGGTGTCTCTATGACCTGCTGACGAATCACCGCTACGGCCTGGGTGAGTTCGTGGGCAACTACGAGATTGACCTGCCCTCGTTCTACAACGCCAGTGTCTGGTGCGACACGTTGGTGGACGACGGAACGGGCAGCGGCACGACAGAGCCCCGCTTCCGTTTCAACGCACAGATTACGACAGCCGAAGACTCTTGGAAGCTGCTTCAGAACTTCGCAGGCACGTTCAACGGCGCGCTGTTGGTCGCAAACGGCTACATCACGTTGATCGTGGACATGCCGACGACAGCCAGTGCATTGGTGTCACGCGCAACCATGAGCAGCGATGGCCCCACCTACACGGACACAGCGGCCAGCACTCGCAAGTCCGTCGCTCGCGTCTCTTGGAACAACCCAGACAACGCATTCCAGCAGGAACAGGCGGTCTACACCGAAGCCGACCCAGCGAACAACATCCCATGGATTGTTGACGACGCCACGGCTTGGGGTTGCACGTCACACGGTCAAGCGTTGCGCGTTGCACGTTGGTACGTGGACACGCAGCTTCGCAACGTCCGCATGATCACCTACAAGGCACCGCTCAGCGCAATCAATGTGCTGCCCGGCGCGGTCATCAAGGTCGCCGATAGCCGCTTCGCTTCCACACAGATGGAGGCCATGGTCACTGCGGTAACTGGCACTACCGTCGTGCTTGATCGCCCTGTCACGGTACAGAGCGGCACTTGCACGATTGACGTGCTGTTGGCTGACGGCAGCACCATTGAGCAGCGCGTCATCACGACAGCGCCTGGTTCAACAAGCACGCTGACTATCGCATCTGCATTCTCTCAAGGCGTCATCACTGGCCCGGGTTCAACCGCGATCATCAGCGGCAACATTTCGGCTCAGTACTTCCGTGTCACCGACGTAGCGGAAGACACGGACGGCTGGTTCAGCATCTCAGCAGTCCAGTACGACAGCACCAAATACAGCCGCGTCGAAACAGGCATCAGCGTTCCCGCCCCTGTGTTCAGCGACATCACGGGCAATCAGACCGTGCCTGATCTGCCTACTGGCCTCGCAACTGCGATCACGACCAGCACGGACACAGACGGCAAGGTCACGCGCAACATTCAAGTCACATGGAACAAGCCAGACACGGCTTCAACTTCCTTGCTGTCTTGGCGTCACGCAGGCCAGGAGTGGAATTCATTCACGAACCTGGATGCGGCACGATTCACGATCAAGAACGTCACACCTGATTCCTACGAGATTCAGGTCGCAAGTGTCAGCCAGTACGGCGTGCAAAGCGCAGCCGTATTCACGACTGCAACGGTCAGCCTATCAGGTGCGTCAGGCACGTCAGCACTTGCACCTGTCACCAACTTGCAAGTAGTGGGTGGCGGCGCATCGTTCAACGCGCCAGACCTGAACATCCAGTGGACGAATCCCACGAGCAATGCGGGCATGACTCCCGCGCTCAAGGACTTCGTTGTCAACGTCTCGACAACTGGCGGCACTCTGCTTCGCAGCGAAGTGGTTGCAGCGGTCAGCGCAGGTGCAAATGCCACCTACACGTACAGCTACCAGAAGAATCAAGTTGACAGCGGGTACAGCCCGAACCGCAGCGTCGTTATCAGCGTTGCTGCGCGTGATGGCCTGAACAACACCACGACGACCACAAGCCGCACGTTCTCGAATGCTGCTCCGGCACTTCCCACTAACGTAGTCGTTAGCAGCGGCGTCGGCACTGTGTTCGTGAAGTGGGACAAGCCCACTGATGCTGACTATGCGGGCACGAACGTCTGGCTGTACACGACAAGCGGCGCAACGCTTGCGACTTCTAACCTCGCAGCGCACACGACCGACACGCTGGTGTCTTTGAACCAGGTCTCAGCCGGTGTCGTGCACTACGTGAAGGTTGCGCACTACGACACGTTCGGCAATAGCGACACGGGCTCAGGCTTGAACATCAGCGCGGAATACAGCGCGACACCAAGCGGCACGGGCATTCCAGGCGTCTCTACCCTGCCCGGCACAAGCTCTGAAGGCACGATCGTTTACGACACAACGGACGGCCAACTGTACGTATGGCACTCAGGTGCATGGTCTACGGTCGTTACCAAGGTTCCCGCATCGGGATTGGTCGGCACCATTAACAGCGGACAGATTGCTAGCGTTGCCGCATCTGCCATCACGGGTTCGATTGCAGACACGCAGCTTGCCGCGATCAGCGCATCGAAGGTAACGGGCACGCTCGTTGACTCGCAGATCGCCGCACTGTCGATGTCAAAGCTGACGGGCACGATCACAACAACGCAGATCGGCACGAACACCATTCAGACTGGCAACATCGCAGCGAACGCGATCACATCGGCTGTCATTGCTGCGAACACGATCCTCGGTTCAAACATCGCAGCAGGCACGATCAGCACAGGCAACCTTGCTGCGTCTAGCGTCACGACTTCGATTCTTGCAGCGAATGCAGTCACGGCACTGAACCTCGCAGCAGGTGCGGTCACGACCGGCAAGCTGGTTGTCAGCAGCACGCCATCAGTCAGTGTTTGGTCAGATGCGAACTTCCAAGACACCAGCGCTTGGACGCTCTGCAACTGGGGTGTCTTCCCAACACAAGGCACTGTCACAGACGGTGCATCGGGCGGCACAACGCTTCGCAGTCCAACGGGTGGCGCAGCGAGTGCATACGGCACGGTCAAGGTTCCTGTTGTCGTCGGCAACACCTATCGCCTGTCCTGCCGTGCACGTTCCGTTGGTTCAAACGGCACCATGTATCTGCGCTGGAACACAGGCACTGCGGCCACAGGCGCATACAACCAGGTCACGGGCAGCGTTGAAGGTGTGACCCCTGGCAGTAGCTGGACACGCTACACGACCGATTGGGTTGCCACGACGCCCTATGCATCGCCGATGGTTCTCGTGAACTACACCGGTACTGCGGGCTACATGGAAGCGCAGGACATCCGCATCGAAGAGCTGATGCCCGGCAACTTGATTGTCAGCGGCACTATCACGGGCTCCCAGGTCGCAGCGAACACGATCACAGGCGGCAACATCGCGGCCAACACGATCACCGCTTCCAACATCGCTGCAAGCACGATCACAACGAACGAGATTGCGGCCAACACGATCACAGGCGGTGACATTGCGGCCAGCACGATCACGGGTTCCAACATCGCAGCGAACACCATTGCTGCGAACAACTTGGTTGCGAACACGATCACTGCTGGTCAGATTGCAACCGGCACGATCACCAGCACGCAGATTGCAGGCTCGACCATCACAGGCGGCAACATTGCGGGTTCAACGATCACAGGCGGCAACATTGCCGCTAGCACGATCACAGCCGGCAACATCGCAGCAGGCACTATCACAGCCACGCAGTTGACGACCAGCAGCGCGGTCATCACGACCAGTGCGCAGATTGCCAACCTGACAGTGCAGACGCTGAACATCGGCAACAACGCAGTCACGGTTCCCGCTTCTGCATTCTCGTCCGGCTCGATCACCGTATCCAGCTCCATCGATGCACAGACCGTCACGCTGACCACAAGCGGCGCAACTGTGCAGATCTTCGGCGGCGCAAGCGTGTCAGTGGGCTTCGGCAGCTATTTGGTATCGGGCGCAGGCCCGTACTACGACGACTGCACGTGGTCGGCCTCCATCTATCGCGATGGCTCGCTGCTCTACACAGTCGGCGGCCTGCTTTGCACAGCCCCATACAACAGCGGCGCGATTCTCACGTTGCCTCCGCTGTTCGACACGCCTCCTGCTGGCGGTCATACATACACGATGCGCATTGCCGGTTCAGGCAGTCACAACACGTTCTCGGCTTCCAACCGCGGCTTGTCTGTGATGGAGGTTAAGAAATGAAGAACTACGTCGTATTCGATCCTGCGTCGGGAGAAATCCTACGCAGCGGTCATTGCCAGGACTCAGACCTGGAACTGCAAGACCCAACGGGCAACGTGATCGAGGCCGAGGGTCGCGACAGCAGCCACTACGTGCAGGACGGCCAGCTTGTGGCCTACACGGACGAACAAGCTGCCGCAAAGGCCAATCGTCCCAGCTATCCATGCGAGTGGTCGAACACCAGTTGCACATGGGCGGACTTGCGTGACCTTGATCGCATCAAGCTCGATCAGTGGGCACTCATTAAGGCCGCTCGTGAAGATGCGCTGAAAGCGGGCTTCACCTGGAACGGAATGAAGTTCCAGAGCGACCCAACATCGCAGCAACAGATTCAAGGCGCTGTAGCGGGCGCGCAGCTCGCAGCCACAGCAGGTGCGCCCGTTTCTATCACATGGACGCTCGCGGACAACACAACAACGGTCTTGAGTGCGCAAGACATGGCCGGCGTGGGACTGGCACTGCTGGCATTCGTGCAATCGCAGTTTGATCGAGGCGTGGAGCTACGCAAGCAGATCGAAGCTGCCTTGGATGCCGCCTCAGTCCAGGCAATCACCTGGGCTTCTTAAATAGAACAACACGGAGGCACGTATGGCCGCAACTCTAAACATTTCAGTCGATCAGGGATCGAACCTCACGGTGAACTTTCCGCTTACCAATGCGGACGGTTCCACGTTCGATTTGACCGGCTACAGCGCTCGCGCGCAAGTGCGCCAGACGTTCGGCGCATCAACGGCATTGGTCGATGCTTCAACGACCAACGCGAAGCTATCGATTGCGAGCGGCACGGTCACATGGCAGCTCGTTCCTGCTGACACAGCCAACGAGCACTTCCCTGCTGCCGACGACGCCAGTATCGATCTGGTCTATGACCTCAAGGTCACATCACCTGGTGGTCAGGTCTACACCGCTGCAAGCGGCACATTTTCAGTAAACCGCGCAGTTACGCGCTAATAACAAGAGGCATCTAAATGTCCAACACGACTTTCACAGATAACGCGCTTCTGAACGCGATGCACGGCAAGGCGACATACACCGCGCCTACCAACCTTTACGTGGGCCTCAGCACCACGACACCAACCGCAGCAGGAACGAACGTCACGGAACCAACGGGCAACGCATACGCACGTGTCACGGTGCCCGCTACTAGCTTCGGTTCCGCTTCTGCTGGTTCAATCACTAACACAGCAACCGTGACCTTCCCTACGCCAACAGGTACAGGCTGGGGCTCAATCACCTACGCGCTGGTCTACGACGCGGCAACTGGCGGCAACCTGCTCTGGTATGCACCATACAACCAGTCAGTCCCCGCAGGCGTAACAGTCAGCTTCGCCGCTGGCACGATGACCTCTACTCTCAGCTAATGAGCGCGATCCTCGACCAGTTCGAGGCTTGTATCGCCTCGAACACTGCGCTGCCAGTTCTGAACAGCACACAGTGGGCACAGCTTCAAGTTGATGCCCAGGCACTCGATGCCTTTACACAAGATGAACTTCTGACCTTCTGCCGATACAAGGGCCGTGGCTTCGGAGTTGATCTCAGCTCCTGAGGTGAGCGATGTCTAACAACACAACACTTAACTCGATGTCTGGTGGCGATGTCATCCAGACAATCGACAACACTGCTGGCGCTGCTGCTGCCAAGACGCCTGTTACCGCAGTAGCGGATTCCACGGGTGTGAACTTCATGGCCGTCGAAAGCGACGGCTCGATCGATGTAAACATCATCAGCAACTCGGCAATCCCTTTGGGATCCATGAGCGGCACCAACGGCGCAGCGAATGCATCGGTTGTTCTGTCGAATGGCGGAATCAGCCTCAGCACCGTTGCGTTCGTGCTGACTGGCACATGGGCAGGCACGCAGGTCTTTGAAGCGTCGGCAGACGGAACAAACTACGTGAGTATTCAATGCGCGGTTCCAAACACTGGTGCGTTGGTAACTTCAACTACCGCAAACGGCACATGGGTGGCCGACGTTGCGGCCTTCATGTACTTCCGAGTTCGATGCTCGGTCTACACGAGTGGCACTGCCAGCGTGAACGGCGTTGCGACTGGTGCCACTGGCCTAGTGGGTCTGGATCAGCCACTTCCCGCTGGCTCGAACACCATTGGTATCGTCAAGGCTGCTGGCCTTGGCTATACGGCCAACCCTTCTGCCGTCGGTAACGGCGCGCAGCAGAACGTGATGCTTGACAAGGTAGGCCGTGTGGTGACTATCGCGGGCCATGTTCGCGACATGGTGGGCACGCAGTCAACGACGATCACCAGTTCAACCACAACAACCACAGTCGTCACAGCTCCAGGCGCATCCGTGTACGCAGACTTGACTCACCTTACGATCACGAATGGCAGTGGCACGGCCACGACTGTGACTCTCAGCGACGGCACGGTCAGCTATTGGTACAACATTCCTGCTGGTGGTGGTCTGACTACAAACTTCAATCCACCCAAGAAGGCCACGACAGCCAATGCGGCATGGACGTTGACGTGCGGTACTTCCGTCGCTTCGATCTACTGCAACATCGTCTACGTCAAGAACCTGTAAGAGGCTGGCATGGCGATCAGCATTACGGTCAACACCAGCGCATCAGCCTATGGTGTCTACACCACTGGTTCCACTGGTATTTGGGGGAACTCAGCCGGTGTGTTCAACACCAACCCAGGCAAGTATTACCTGATCAGCTTCATTGCCGACGCTGGTTCCAACATTACACCGAACAGCTTCGCTAACACGCTGGGGCTCGTGAACATCACACTCCTGACATCGAACACTTTGGGCACTGTCAAGCTGTGGATCTACGGTGCGTGGGGAACCAACGTCAATACAACTGGCGCGTTCTATTGGAGCGTTGCGGCGGCTGCCGGTACACAAGACATTGCATTCACGATTGACGAAGTAACGGGCGCGGCGTTGAAGCCCAACCCGCTTGTTCAAGCTGTGACAGGAACATCAGGTTCACTGCCCTTTGCGGCATGCGGCACGAACAATCTCGTTATGGCTTGGCAGTTCAACAACGCAGCGACATCAAGTGGCGTCGGCACTGCGCCAGCGAACTCAACGGTTCTTACGGGTAGACCCGCCGGTGCAGCATCTACGTTCATTCGTTACCACTTCACTACTAACCCCACGGGAGCAACAGCGTTCGGCACCACCGCGTGGTCAACCATCGGCGTAGAAATCGAAGCTTTTGCGGGTGGGGCTGCGTTCGGCACAGCACCAGCAGTCAGTAGCGCGTCCATGATGGGCATGGGAGTCTGACATGTCGCTTCTGCTGCTCTTTCAAGCTACTTCAACGAGTAGTAGTGTCGCTGCCACATACACAAGCACTGCAACGGCAGGCCAGACCTACACGGGCACGGCTGCGGCAAGTGCCAGCCTGAGCAACGACGGAACGGGCTCGGCCACCTACACAGGTAGCGCGTCGATCCAGGCTAGTTTCACCAGCTCCGCGACCAGCTCACAGATCTACGTGGGCACAGCAAGTGCGGCGGCAACGAGCAGCAACTTGGGTACGGCAGCACAGGTCTACACGTTGGCAGGAACTGCTACAGGCCAATACAGCAGCGCGGGAACATCCAGCCAGGTCTACACGCTCACGGGCAAGGCAAGCGGCACATACAACGCGGCTGGCCTTGGCACAGCCACCTACACAGGCACGGCTGTCGCCGGCGGATCGATCACCAACAGCGCAACAGCCAGTCAGGCCTACAGCTTCACAGTGACAGGCGGGGGTGCCTCGTACACGAACGCTGCCACGGCCAGCCAGGTCTACGTGGGAACAGCCCAAGCAAGCGCTGCAATCACGAGTTCGGGCACAGGTACTACCGCGTACACCGCGTCTGCCAAAGCCTCTGCCAGCGCGTCCCAGAGCGCTTCCTGCGCGCAGTCCTATGCGCCCCAGGCGATCGCACAAGCGGTCACGGCAAATACGGGCTCGAGTTCAGCAACCTACATGGGCAATGCGACCGCCTGGGCGTCAGTCGTCCAAAGCATCGCGTCCAGCCAGCAGTACAGCGGCAAAGCAGATGCAGCGGGCCAGTTCGAGAACGACGTACTGGCGAACCAGCTCTACACCCCGGTTGCAGTCGGTGCGATTGCGGACACGCTGGTCGTTGGACTGAACTACCTCGATTGGAAGCTGCAACCAGACGGCAGCATCGCGCAAACCCAAGTAGTCCAGACGGGTCAACTGACGATCCACGAGACTTTGGCCGCAAAGATCACCACGTCTGCAACGCTTGCTGCCAAGGTAACGACTGCACTGTCCCTGCCTTGCAGTGTCACCACATACTTGACACTGCCTGCTATTCATCTGACTGTCTAAATAGGACACGGGGTATAGGCCCCATTCCTACAGGCGGTCAGCATGGCACTTCCTCTCACCAACAACATTACGTTGTATCGCGGCGACGACTATTCGATGCCCGTCACGATCCAAGTCGGCGGCGTCGCGGTCAACCTCACGGGCTGCACGATCACAAGTCAGATCAAGAACACGGCTGACGACCCCACGGCACTGCTGTCCTTCACGGTTGGCAGCATCGTTGCTGCAAGCGGTCAGTTCACCCTCTCGCTTACTGGCACGCAAACAGCGGGCCTTAGCCTATCGGGCTCCACGGGCGTCTATGACGTTCAGGTCGTCAGCAGCGGCGGCATCACGACCACATACCTCGCCGGCTCAGTCACGCTGACCAAGGACGTGACTCGATGAGCGACACCGTTATCACCATTGGTGGCACCGACACGCTCGTTACTACCCCTGGCACCAATGCCGTGTTGGTCAACGTCGGCAGTAGCAACTCGCAGTTGCTGACTGTCAACAGCGTAGGCCCTCAGGGGCCACCGGGTTCTGTCAATCCGGTTGCGAGTCTCACGACGCTTACTGTCAGTGGATCTACTTCACTCGCTGGTGCGACCAGCAGCGCAAGCATCACAGCGCCTACTTTCGTTGGTGCGTTGACCGGCCATGCATCGCTGGATTTGCCCCTTACAGGCGGCGCGCTCACGGGTGCACTCACGGGCACAACGATCAGCGCAACGACGTTTACAGGCGCACTTTCGGGCAATGCCTCAACGGCCACGACCCTAGCCACTGGCCGCACACTCGCAATCACGGGCGACCTGACCTGGACAAGCCCATCGTTCAACGGTAGTGCAAACGTCACTGCTGCGGGCACGTTGGCAACAGTCAACGCGAACGTTGGCACCTATGTTGCAACAACGCTCAACGCAAAGGGCCTCGTGACCGCGGGTGCAAACCTCAGCGGTGACCTGACGACCAGCGGCGCAGTTGCGACTCTTGCGACAGTCAATGCGAACGTCGGTACGTTCAACAACTTGACCGTGAATGCAAAGGGTCTGGTAACCGCTGCATCCAACGTAGCCTACTTGACCGCAAACCAGACGATCACGGCAAGTGGTGATGCGACAGGTAGTGGCACGACATCACTGGCACTGACCCTCGCAACAGTGAATGCGAATGTGGGCACGTTCAACACCCTGACGGTCAACGCCAAGGGCCTCGTGACTGCTGCATCCAACACCGCGTACCTGACTGCTAACCAGACGATCACAGCTTCTGGTGATGCAACGGGTAGCGGCACCACGGCGCTTGCACTGACACTCGCAACGGTCAACAGCAACGTGGGCAGCTTCGGCTCATCGACTGCGATCCCGGTATTGACGGTCAATGGCAAGGGCCTCGTGACCGCAGCAAGTACAGCGGCGGTCGTTGCACCAGCAGGCACGCTCACGGGCACGACCTTGGCGTCAAACGTTGTCGCTTCGTCGCTCACCTCAGTGGGCACGCTGACCAGTCTGGGTGTCAGTGGCACTACGACGCTCAGTGGCTCGCTGGTCAAAAGCGTTGCAACCGGCCTGACTGCTGCTGGCACAACCCAGGGCACGGCATTGGCTCTGACCAAGGACATCAACGTCGTGTCCACAGTTGCAAGCGGTGCGGGCGTACTGCTGCCAACTGCCGCAGCAGGCATGGAAGTGAAGATCGTGAACCTCGGCGCAAATGCCCTGCTGGTCTACCCCGCTTCATCCGATTCAATCGACAGCCTCGCGGTGAATACCGCGTTCAGCCTGCCCGTTGGTGCACGCATCGAGTTCTTCGCGGTCAACGCTGTCAACTGGTACACGCTCAACTCCACCTACGCATAAGAGAAAGGAATGAAAACAAACTACGACATTGAAGCCCATCAAGGCGCCACCTACCTTCACCGCTTCATCTTTCAAGGTGATGGCCCGCACGGCACCTACAACCTCGAAGGCTGCGACATCCGCATGCACGTCCGACGCGCTCACGCAGAGGGCGAAGTTGTTCTCGAATGCAGCCTATCAAACGAACGTCTGCAAGTTCTGGATGCACCTAATGGCGTGGTGCGCCTGAAGCTGAAGCCAGAAGACACGAAGGGCATCAGGTTCCCAAAGGTGAACGCCGAAGTCGCGGATGACCTTGACTGCGTCTACAGCATCGAAGTCACGGACGTTGACGGGGACGTACATGTACCCGTGCGCGGCAAGTTCCGCCTGTTGCGAGCGATCACGCGATGAACGGCCCTACGTTCGTGATGCACGGGAAGGAAGACGACGAGGGCAATGCGCCAGTCATGAAGCGCCACCAGGTTGCCGATCACTCGCCCATTCGTGTACTGATGCCAGAAGTTCCAACGGCCTACGTGTCAATGCCAGCCGAACATCATCTCTTTGTGCCACTTCGTGAGCATCCAGTTGTCGCGGTTCCGATGGATAAATACCGTCGCTGACGCGTACCTCGTAGTTGGTAGTCGGCGGAGTGATTCCCCGTTGACGCTTTGTAAAGTGGAATGGCGAACCCCTGGTGTAACAACCAGGGGTTTCGTTTTATCCATGGTGAAGGGGAACTAGGCCTAGTTCCCCTTCGTGCTTGTATGGGCCACCTCAAGCAAGGTGACTAGCGCTGCAATGACAGCGGACCCAATCTACTTATGACATCGAGAGCTTTGCCCTTACCAGCAGCTCGTCCAAGGTTTCGCCTTCTGTAGCGTAGTAGTGGAGGATCGCAATGAGTGCGATCAGCATGTCTGCCGGTAGTTCATCAACGTCATGCTTGGTGTTGAAGTTGATGTGATGGAACAGTTCGGCGGCTTCTTGGCTCGTAAATGTGCGACCTCTCATCGCATTGCACACTGACTTGAAGCCGCGACTGCTCATGACACTGGGTTCCAGTTGAACAACTGGCCGTCGTCCACAAGTTCCATGCGAAGCGCTTCATGTGCGGCCTTGCTTTGCTTGCGCGTCAAACACTGCGCCTTCACATAGCTGGGCAGTGGTTCGGCAACTGCCCAATCGTAGCGTTCCTTGAGTTCGTACTTTCCAGTCTGGAAGTATTTCTTGCCTACCTTCTTGGTGCGCTTTGTCTTGACCAAAATCACGTTGCTGTCAACGCGATAGCGACAGTCAAGCACAAGGGTGGAAGTGTCAAACGTGCTGTTGTGAGGAATCTCCCATTCCTCTTGTTCGCCCGTAAGTGTCAAGTCGTAGTAGACGTGATGCTTAGTGATCTTGCGGACGATGATGTCGAGTGTGCGTGGTTGGAGGCTCATTACTTGGCACCCCTGAACTTGACACGCATAACATTGGGCTTCCCCGCGAACTGACGTGCCCAAGCGGCGTCCATTTCCTTCACGTTCTTGCCGTCTTGGCGCAGAGCCTCGTAGTAACGAATGGGGCCATAGATGTTGTGTTCGGCCTTTAGTGCGGCGAACAATTGAATCCAAGGCTCCCTCTTGCAAATCTGGAGGTACTGAAGGGCAATCAAAGTGTCCTTGAGCAACAGGTCTTCAAGTGGCTTCCAACCAATCAAGCGCTTGTGCTTTCTAACGAGCTTGAATGCTTCTTCAGCGGGGTTCTCGCTCAGTGCTGCAATCATCAGCTTCTGTGTCATCAGTTTCGTAGTCATCCTTTACCTCGCAGCAGGCGTAGTGGAATGTCCTGCTCACTTGGTATTTACACGACTACTTGGAAACATCAAACATAAGGGCGAAAAATCGTCAATTTGTTCTAAGTGATAAATAACAATGAGTTGATCGCACAGCTCATCTCCTATGTTATCTGAAGTACCCCGGTGACTCCAAGGCACCGGGGTTTCTTCTTTATGTGCGCGGATAAGTACGGGCATGAAGCCCTACTACCCCAACATTTCTACTGCGGAACAGGAACGTGAACGCATGGAGAGGCGCCAAGAGATTGACCGCCTGATTGCTAACGTGGTGATCCCCACAACCGTAGTGTCGATCAACCTCAAGACAGGCACTCGCCTGCTTGAGGGATCAAACCCCAACGGCAAGCCTGCTTGTGCTGTTCCTTGCGCCCACTGTGGAACAGGCGTGGCATCGAGCAAGATGGGCATTCATCTTCGCAAGTACCACTTGCCACCACCTGGGACACTTTGTGCCAAGGGCTGCGGGTTGCTGGCGATCAGGTACGCGAGTGATGGAGTTCCCTACTGCTCGCCACACAAGAACAGTTGCCCGGTGGTTCGCTCAAACATCCGCGATGCCGTGAATGAGCGCTACCGCAAGAGCCGCGAAGAGCAGCCTCGTGAACCTGGCAAGCCCAAGACGTATGGCTTGACACCAGGGCTCAAGAACCTACTGTCCAAATGAACGCCGCCTAGAACTCTCGGCATGCGCCGGCCAGCCAATGAGCCAACCACCTGGCAGGAAGTCAGCGAAGCGCTGGGTGTTCTGGCTGTTCCCAGGTGAGGTCAGGTAGACCTGAGTTATCACCAGAAGTGGTGTAACTCATTAGATTAACCATTAGAAGATACCAATGACTAATGAGTTACACCCTTTTGGCAGAGGATTCTTGAACGTGAATTTTGACGCCGTGCGGCAGATTCGTAGACTGGAACTAAATAGACATGAAGACGTTGGCGGACGTTGAAGTCAAGCATTAGAGTTTCGTCGTTGCATGCAGTGACGGCAAACACGAAGGCCTCAAGAACCGCCATTCTTGAGGCCTTCACCTTTTCCGAGCCGAACATGCAAATCTACTCGCTGCCCCACTTGTCCAAGGTCACATACCTGGACGTTCAGTACTTCCACAACGAGCCGAAGCGCGGTGTGACTGAACACGTCATCAAGGTTCAGTACCGCACTGCGCGCAGCAAGGGCCTGACTTCTTTCATTGTGCCATTGAGCGTGCCCACTAAGGAGATCAACCGCAAGGCACGAGCCAAGTTGGACGTTGAGACAGCCCAGATGGTTGTTGACACCGCTAAGGCACTGAAGAAAGCAGGTAGGGCATTCGGCTTCGGCTTCCGTCAAGTCAGCAAAACGGTTCGCACTGAGGCAGGCGGCATGGTCGTTGAGAAGCTGCAAGACCCCGCGACTCCCTGCTGGGCCTACTTCAACGAAGACGGCTTGGAGATTGATCTACTGTGGGGCGACGAGACGATCAACATGAAGTTGACGCAGCACGAGACACTGACCTCAAACAACCAGAGCCTTGCTATTGGCTACTGGAACCAAGAACAACAACTACGAGCACACCTGGAGAAAAAGAACAATGATCGATCAAGCGAAGTTCGAAGCCACGATGCAGCGACGAGCGGCCAAGTACGCGGAAGCGCAGAAGTTTGCGCAGAGCATGCACTGGCCTCAATTGGTTGGAAGCCCCAAACAGGTGGCATGGGCGGAAGTGATTCGCTTCAACTTCCTGGCAAGAGCCGTGAACACCAAGGCCAAGGTACGCGAGCTGTTGAAGGTGCTGCCTCAGAACCAACTAGAAGCCGCACTAACACTGTTCGAGCGGAACACAAGCGCCAAGTGGTGGATCGACACCAATACGGAGTATGGCAGCCTCAAGACCTGCCTACAGGAACGCCTGGACTCGGAACCGTCTTTCGTGTTCGAACTGATGTTTGAAGAACAGATGCGCGCAGACATGGACAAGATGACCCCTGCTCCAACGCCAGTGAAAAGCTATGTCGTTGAAGTTAACGTGGCGAGTGACATGATCTTTCCCCCAACGCGCTTGGGCATTCTTCCGTATGAAGAATGGCTTGATCAGCAAGACCTCATCGGTAAGTACGACGTCAATTGCTGCGATCGCGTCTACAAGGAGGATGACAACCTTCTTGATGGGAAACGGTTTACTGCTGTTTTCACATTCACGGACGAACGCGATGCAGTGATGTTCAAGCTACGTTGGAGCGGCCAATGAAATTCTTCCTCGTTATGCTCGCAATCTCGATTCCTTCGTTTTTGCTTGGTTGCGCACTAGCGCAACTTTTGTACTGGCTGTTCCACCCCGCAACGGTGGTTCAGTTCTTGATCGCGCTTGCAGCGGCAGCATAAATACATGAAACGGCGTTGCGTGCTGTAGAACAAGTTTTGCCAGGAAGTAGCCCATACCTTCTGGTACGAAAGCCCCCAAGGAACGCAACTCCCTGGGGGCTTTCAACTTTTCGGAGAACAACAACTATGTTTAAGTGGATCAAAGAACGTGCTGCTGCCCGTGAACGTAATTATGAATCTTGGAAGCGCATTTGGGAGGCCAACGACCGTGCTGCCCAGGCCGACTATCAGGCAGAACGCCCTGCTGCATTCGCACAGGCCCTCGAAGCCATCAACAAGACGAACCCCCTTGTTCTGGCTTCAGGCATTCCCGCAATTGAGTCGGATCTGCGTGAGCGACAACGAATTGACTATCACGAGAATCGCTTGTTCCCCTATTCGACGCATCCAATCTTCGAGTTTGAAGAGTCTTTGTACTTTGCACGCCTGAAGGCGCTTGCGCTTGGTAAGAAGATTCGCGGAGAACAGCAATGAGCTTTACCCACCCCGCTCTGCCCGCACTGCCCATAACTGGACTCAGCATGAACGACTTCAAGTACCGCATTACTGCCCGCTCCTATGTGTACTGGATCACCCCAGACGGGAAGCCCATGGGCTGGCATGACATCCCGGACGACATGGAGCCGCCTTTGTCTTCAGAGACAACGCAGTGGATTGAAGCCCAGCAACTACAAGGTAGGGCCGAGTTGGTCAGTCGAGTGCATGACCGCAATTACTCCATGGAGTTGGCCGCCTACAGCGACCATTGGATGTACGAGACCTGGGCCTTCACGGATGAAGTGGACGCCCGTGCATTCGCGGCCGTTTGGGCTCACAAGTAAATACCGGGGAGAACAAGAACATGAACACAACAATTGAAGACATGGATGCAGTGATTGAACGTCTCACAGAAAGCCCAGACGACATTGTGATGAGTTACCGCAAAGGCTTTGTCCACCGTGATTCTTCGTTCACCACGCACGACGGACGTAAGAAAGCGGCTCTGTCGAGCGGACTTGACAACCGACTGCTCAAGCATCTACTTGAATGCGGTGCCACAGTTCTGCGCACGTTCCAAACTACAGACGGCTATCTGGTTCGCAAGGAGGACTTCCAATGAACACAACTATTGAAGACCAGGAAGAACTGCTTGAGGCTCTTATGTGGAACCAAGACGACGTGGTTTTGCAACACCGAGATGGCACGCCAGTAATGCGCCGGGACTTTGCCGTTTATGAGTACGGCCGGCGTTGGCAAGATACCTCGAAGGTAAGACCAACACAAGGATTCGAGCGAGGCGTTCGAGCAGCGCTGAAGCTATACGGCGTTGTTGTCGCCCGCCCCTTCATGAGCCGCGATGGTGTTCTGTTTAAGCCAGAGGACAACTCATGAACAACGACCAAGTAATCAAGTACAAGTATTCGAGGCCAGGAACCGGCCATCTCTTTGAGTTCCTCTTCAACCCGATGGCCTACTGGGCCACAAGACCGGTCACGACTAAACGCCTTGACAAAGAGGAACTTCTGGAACTATTGCGTGCCGAGTTTAGCGATCACCTCATGTGGTGGACGTTGAACTCTGGGCCCGCTGGTGTCGTTGAATCACACAACAACATTCCTGACACCTTTTGGACTTGGAACCACCACCAAAAGGCTGCAACGAGATTTGCCTTCAGTGATGGCACGTTCAAGGCCACTACCGCAACACCGCAAGAACTGGACTACTGGTACTTCTCAATCATGACTGCTAGCGAAACTCGCGCACGAGCATTCATTGATGCTTGGGGTCAAGCATGAACAAGGCCCCGACCATCTCGATCGAGCGCGGCCTAGAAATTCTGCAAGAACTGCGCGCCAACAACCCACACCTAAGCGATCAAGACATTGCACTTGTTTGGGATGGCATTCTTGAGATTGAAGCTCAGATTCTCAAGAGCCTTGAAGAAAAGCACAAGAAGGACGGCGAATCATGAATAAGGCCCCGACCATTTCCGAGCAGGAAGAACTAATGGAACGTCTGAAGTGGCAAGACGATGATGTCGTGCTTCTTCTTCGCAACATGATGGGTAGAGTCTTTCCCAAGACACGTAGTGAACTATCGAGAGTCACGACTAGCCTGATCCAGACAAGCGCGTTCTGGAGAACCCTCGACATGCAGATTTTGATGCCCTTCTTGACTGAGGACGGTGACCTGTTGAAGCCTGGGGATGAAAAGCCATGAAACTAAGTGATGCTCTTAACGACCAGTACCCAGACAACGCCATTACGGTAGAACAGTTGATGGAGAAGTACGTCAAGAAGCCATGGATAGACGGCAGTGACGAAGTGCACCTGAGTGCGATTGACATCATGAAGCGACTTGGCTGGAAGGCAGACAACGCACAAGCGAGGAGAGCCAAGACATGGTTGAAGAAGAACGGATTCCGCAACGTGAACGACGCTTGGTGCTGGCGTGTGGCGTTCCTAGACACTCCCCAAACTCCCCATTGGGTTGTTTGAGTACCAGATGAATCAAGAGCCAAGACTGAATCCAGCTCACATCCACTTGATGCCTAACTAAAGGCACGAGGAGCGCAAATTTGCAAAATAACAACACTCGCCAGAAAACCATGAATCACGTAACCGAGCAGGACATGAACGAGGTGATGCGTCACCTTACCCGGAAGCCCTTTGAAGAGCTTCGCCCTTTGGTTGGCATGACGCCAGTTAACCCCAACGATCCAACATCAGAGTACCGTATTGAGATCGATCCAGCACTACTGAAACAGGATGGATGGACAGTCGAGGAGTACAAGGCCGAGTTTCGCGCTCGCAGCGTCTTTCGCTTCATCTAACGTGATTCCGTCAGAAAGTGACGATTTCGTGACTAGGAACACAGTCAAGTTAAACGTGAACCAAGAGCGTCAATTCCTGACGCTCTTTCTACGTCTACGTCACTGTTTCATGAAGTCTTGAAGCAGTTCTTGAGGTCAAGACGTGACATTCTTGACGTCATTTCCCCAACTGTCATTTGGAGCGTCATGGTTAGGTGACTTATGGAGACCGACCTGCCATAAAGAGCAGTTTCAGACCTATTAGCCATGCTTCATCTGGTGATGCCTAGAGTAACTTGAGTTTGAAGTGAAGCGTCACAAGACGAACCTGATCTATTCACAACAACACTGTGAACAGTTACAAAAGAGTTGTCTTGACTCTTGGTGCACCTGGTTGTTGGACATGGGGCCAATAGGTGGTGTCTATGCGAGAGCTAGTACCAGAGCCCATTTGTACACCAGACGTACAGTGGATTTCAACGTACAGAAAAGCCTTTGGAAACAAGAGCCTACAAGAGGATGTTGAGTAGGTACGGTACTCACACTGAGGTCTAGGCTGGTAGCGTCTGGGTGACAAGAGGTCAAGAGACCTATCGCGGTGGTCGGATGAAAGACTAGTCGCTTGACTCGCTCTTTCTGTTGACCTCTTGGCTAGTAGAAGATGTAACAAAGGGGCACTACCCTTGCGACCATGCACTGAAACTGTGCGCGACCCTAATGGCATTAGCCACCACCACAGACTTTTCGGCCCTATTGCGGACCTCCGCTGATCCACGCCACCAGCCAGCCAGATTTTCGACTTGATAGATAGGTTGGACTGCACGCCAAGCGGTCACAAACAACTAACCGATCAAGGAAACATCATGGCATCAAAGAAAGAAGAACTGCTTCAAGCAGTCGCCGCCCACAAGGCAATCGAAGCGCGTAAAACAGCGCTGTCCAATGAGGACTTCAACCTAAGTCGCGGGACAGAAGCTCAGTCAATGTCGTTTGAGGCGCGTCAGGTACGTCTGCTGGAAATCGAGATCGAGCAGTCCACCATTCAGGTTGAACTAGAAGCAGCTTGGGACAAGCTGCAAGCTGCCAAGGCCGCATACAAGGCTGAACTGCTGACCCCACAAGTTCCTCCCACGCCAAAGCCAGACCGCAGCCGTGTCAAGAGGTTGATCCAAGACTTCGATGACCGCATTAAGGGCGTTGACCTCACTGCTGAGGAATTCCGCGCACTAATGGTGATTCTGCTTCAACGCTTCCACCCCTGAAGCGATGTCGGTAGACATCCACATGATCAGGAGCCCCAGTGGCTCCTTTTTCGATGCCCAGAAGGCAGCGCTCGCCCATCCTCGCATCAACTTCCATGAAGCCCTGTATGTGCCCGGCTCTGTAGTTGAAGCACGTCTGCAAGCCTTCCACCTTGGAACTGCCCCATACGTCTCTTGGGTTGACGACGACGACCACGTGTTGGACATCCAGTGGATCGGCCAAGCACTGGACATTCTGAACAACGATCCCGAGGTCTCTGCCGTGTTCCCTCAATGGCGTTCCAGCCAGAACGGGACGGTAGTTCACACCAGCATGACGGGCAATCAGCCGTACCCAATTGCTCCCCACCACCTGACGATCATGCGTCGCCAGAACGTGATTCCGCTACTGACTGAGATTCGCGACCAGTTCCCGAACCTGATCTGTTTCGCCGAACTCATGTTGCTGTTCGGCCAGTTGCGTTTCGGCCAAGTTGTCTACTTGCCCGTGCTGGCCTACGAGTGGGTTCAACACTCCCAGGGAGCATCCCGACATACCGAAGACCACTACACAACTGCATTCGTCTACGGCCACATTCAGGAGAGCTTGACCTACCTATGAACCACGAAGAAATGAACCGCAGCACTATCTGCGCACAACTGTGGTTCGGCGCCACCATCCGACCAAACGGCACAGCGGGCATCTGCTGCGAGATTTCGGACGAACTGCCGGACATGAACATTAGGACTCATACCCTGCAACAAATGCAGTCGCATCCCAAGATCATCATGATGCGAAATGAGATGCTGAATGGCGGCAAGCCCAAAGAGTGCTGGCGTTGTTGGGAGAAAGAGAAGCACGGAGCGCCTTCGTTGCGCCAGACATTGAATCAGCACTACGAGGGCATGAACGGTGAGTTCGATCCCAACCGCGTCAAGGCTCAGAACATCGAACTCGTGTTGGGCAACCTCTGCCAACTGCGCTGCGTGATGTGCCACCCTGCCCGCTCAAAGAAAGTCGAACAGGCGATGATCCATGTCATCAAGACCGACTTCCGCAAGAGCTATCAGGGGCTTGTCGCACCCCTGGACATCAACTTCAACACCACTTGGGTTGAGGACGCGGCCTTGTGGGAGACGATCAGCGAGCAGACCCGCGATGCTCAGCGACTGTTCATCAACGGCGGCGAGCCAATGCTTGCCAAGTACCATGAACGCGTGCTGGAGCGCCTGATTGAGCAAGGAACGGCCCAGGATTGCATGCTGGTCTACAGCTCCAATGGCCTACTGATCGAAGATCGTCACGTAGAGCTGTGGCGTCACTTCAAGGAAGTGTCAATTGCGTTCAGCCTCGATGACATCGAGGATCGAAACCACTTCATCCGCTATCCCACTGACTGGACGCAACTGCGAGCAGCGCTGGATCGCGTTGTGGCATGGCAGGCTGATCCCCGCAATGCAAACATCCGTTGGGGTATGTGGTGCGCGATCAACGTCCTGTCATTCGCATACATGCCCGAATACCTGGAGTTCTTTCGCGACAACTATCCGTCGATCCACATCAACGGCTGGCGCGCAATCCAGACGCCGCCATACATGAACCCTAGTATCTTGCCTCAAGAGTTCAAGGAACAAGTGGCAAGTGAGATTCATGCTGTGATCGACAGCGCGGGCAAGAGGTTCGATCACCTCCGCAGTGACGTTGACCTAATTGTCAACAGTGCTTCTGACGCCACGTTGCTGGACGATGGCATGGCGTACATGAAGAACACTGCCGATCACCACGGCATCGACATCCACGCGACGTTCCCCAAGATGCTGCCCTATTTGCCGCCCAAACCTAGCAGTATTTGAGCTTGCACGCCATCGCGTCGTCGTCAAGCTCGACAAAAATGTGAAGTTGGCGTTCGATCTTCACACCTGTGTTCGTGTCTGCACTTGGGGTGCCGGGAAACGCGACTCGGCCCTTGCACATACTGTCAAGCTCGTCCTTCAGCTCGCGCAGGGCGACTGTAGTCTGTGCATGAAACTGCTCATTGATCGGGACTAGGATCTCAAAGACGTGCCAATCACCAGGCATACCAACTGGTAGGACTTCCTTCCCGTATCGTGGCGGGACAACCGGTACGGTTGCGGTAAGCGGGTACTTGCCCTTGTAGGTGAACTGCATACTGACTCGCGTTGTTGTGAACCGTGTACCACTATCGGCCACCTCGACAGGAACTTGAGCTAAAGTTGCTGCGCTACAGGCCGATAGTGGCCTGGACACCAACTCTACAGGAGAGCGTATGGCAACCAAGAAGGCGCAGGCCCAATCCAGCAGCGGCAGGGACTTCCAAACCGAACTCAACACGCGAGTGGCTGCCATCAGTGCTGCTACCAGCGCCAGCGACAAGATCGATGCCAACGACTCGTTGTCCGACCTGCTGCAAGAGTGGATCGACGACATCGAGCAGCAGAACAAGTCGCTGCGGCTTGAAGAAGACAAGGAACACTTGAACAAGGGCGACGAATTCGCGAAGTCGCTGGGCTATGACTCGTTCGCGGAGTACGCACAACGCATGGGATTCGGCGCGGCCTCAAAGTCCGCTGCTACCAAGCAGGCCGAAACTAGCGGTGGTCGTGCACCTGTGATCCCCAGGTACGTTTACAACGACAACGGCAAGCTGGACTACTTCATGGGTGGTCGTCCGCAGTTCAAGAGCTGGTTGCCCAAGACTGCCGATGGCAAGATCGATGAGGCTGCTGCCAAGAAGTTTGAACTCACGCCTGAACAACGTGCGCCTTTCGAGAAGGCCAGGGCTGACTGGTACGCGGCCAATGGCAAGCAAGGCGCCGCCAAGCCGAAATCCAGCACTGCCGCCCCGCGTGATGCCGTTCCTGCAATGGGTGACGGCGACAAGTAATGGCTACGAAGTTCCACCGCATCTATAAGCTCGAAAGCTTCGGGCCTGAGAAATGGTGGCAACTGCGAGGCTTCTTCTTCACGGTTGACGATCAACAGATGTGGTTCAAGGCTGATCCCACTGTTGATCGTGCGGTCGAATGGCTGAAAGTCTTTCGCAGGCGCCTTGGGCTGAAGTTCCGGCTCATTAATACCGGACTACCTCCCAAACGAGCCAAGTTGAACTTCAACACCTACCCAGGTTCGATCGTTAGGCGACTCCACATCGAGTTTACGACCGAAGAGCAGGCGTATCAGTACCTGAACCACTGCCTCAGGAACGGGCGCTGGTTCTCGGGCCAGCCCTGTCCTGAACTGGACGACCTACAGCCGGCAGTAATTGAGCAGTACGTAGAGCAGAAGCAACGCCCAGGCGAAACGGTCGAAGAGTTGAACGAGCGTGCTGATCGTGAACGAGTCCAACGCATCAAGCGCATCCAGAATCAGTGACGTTTCCATTTTGACGTGGATCGAAGTAGAACGCACACTGGTTCTATGCACACGATCAAAGTAACTCTTAACAACTGCCGCTCTTATCGCTCGTACTACGGCCATTGTCGCAACGTCAATGGCGTCAAATCTGATAGGAACGGTGATCCCGTTGAAATGCGACTGACCTTCGCGCAGTGGCTGTGGATCTGGCTGTCAAGCGGCCACTTCTACGAACGCGGAACTGCAGAAGGTCAGTACGTCATGGCTCGAAAGAACGACATCGGCCACTATGAGGTTGGCAATGTCTTCATTCAGTTGCATAGCGAGAACGTTCGCCAAGGCAATACCGGCGTGCCCAAGTCCCAGGCGCAGAAGGCGAAGCTCAGTGCTGCTATGACGGGCATCAAGCGGCCCACCATTAAGTGCCGCCATTGCGGTAAAGAAGGCGTCGTGGCGAACATCAACCGATGGCACAACGACAACTGTTCATCCCGCACCGTTGCTGCACCTTGAAGACCCTCATGCACGGTTAGTACACCGTGCCGCGCTTGGCCCTAGCCCTTCAACCACGAGGTTTTGGCAGGCATGTGCGAGACCTACTTCTACCTGGACATCGCCGGCCACCCCGACCAGGAACACGTGCGCACCGCGCTGGAGGAACTGCGCAAGGTGTGCGGGTTCTTCAAGATCCTGGGCACGTACCCGGTCGACGTGCATTGAGCCTGGCGCGGCTGTCGCCCGGCATCCGGTCGCTGCTGGCAATCGCTGCCGTGTGCGCGGCGAGCGCGTGACACGCCGCGCCCGACGACGCGCGCCTGGCGCAGGCCGAGGCAGCGTTCGAGCGCCAATCTCGCTAGACTCGACAGCACGACTGCCGAGCTGACTTCCATGACTTCCCTTCCGCCGACCATGCCCCTGGCCGTATGCCGGGCGACCCCGCCATGGCCGCGGCCCCGCGCCTGAGCATCGCCGTCGTCCCGACGTCGTCGCTGACGTCGGCCGACTGGGACGACCTCTGGCAGCTCGCCGACGCCTTCTTCGAGACGGACCGCGGCTGGGCGCAGGACGGCGCGCGGCGCCATGCGCTGACCGCGATGGTGCGCAGCGCGGACGGCCGGCTGGTGGGATCGGCGTCGATCAGCTCGCACCACGTGATGTTCGGCGGCCGCATGATCACCGCGATCTACACGTCGCAGGTGCTGCTGCGGCCCGAGGTGCGCGGGCGCAACCTGCTGCAGAAGATCGGCTTCCGCTGCTTCCTCGCCGAGCGCCTGCGCCATCCTTTCCGACGCATCTACTGGTTCTTCGACACCTTCGGCTGGAAGAGCTACCTGCTGCTGCCGCGCAACTTCCGCGATTACTGGCCACGCCACGACCAGCCGACCCCGCCGCGCGTGCAGGCGCTGGTCGACCGGCTCGCGACGCGCATCTACGGCGCGGACTGGCGTCCGGCGCAGGGCATCGTCATGCGCTCGGGCCGCAAGCGGCTGCGGCCCGGCACCGCGCCGCTGGAAGGCGCGCGGCCGTCGCCCGACGTCGACTTCTTCGTGCGCGCCAATCCCGGCCACGCCGAGGGCGACATGCTGGTCTGCCTGTGCCCGTTGTCGATGGCGAACTGGCTGCATGCCGCCGGGCGCGCGATCGCCCGCGCCTGGGTGCGTCGGCGCCGCGGCAGCCGCGCCGCGCGCGACTGAGGCCTCGCGCGCCGGCCCGCGCGCAGGCACTCGGGCGCCGGCCACGCGCACGCGCTCGTGCGCGACGCCAAATCCGTCACGCCGCCGCGCAGTACAGGCCGTCGCGACGGGCGCCTGGCTGCTAACGTCGGCGCCCCGCAGCCTCTGCCCGTCACAAGCGTCCACTGTGCGCGTCTCCGTCGTCATCCCCACGCGCAACCGCGCCGACCTGCTCGCGCGCGCCATCGCGGGCGTCGCCGCGCAGACGCATCCCGACGTCGAACTGATCGTCGTCGACGACGGTTCCGCCGCCGACCAGACCGTGCGCAACA